CCAGCTGCCCTCGGGCCGTGAGGTCCCGGGCTACCGTGGCGTACCCATCTTCAAGAACGATTGGATCCCAACGACCCAGACAAAGGGCACCGGCGGCGCAGTCAAGACCAGCATCTTTGCCGGCACCCTTGACGATGGTTCGCGCATGCACGGCATCGCCGGTCTGACTGCCGAGGCTGCCGCAGGCATCCAGGTGGTCCCGGTTGGCGAGAGCGAGACCAAGGATGAGAGCATCACGCGCATCAAGTGGTACTCCGGCCTGGCCCTGTTCAGCGAGAAGGGCCTGGCAGCCGCAGACGGTATCACCAACTAAGGCGGTGCGGTCAGGCATGACTTAACTGAGCGCCCGCCCTCCCCGGAGGCGCGGGCGCTTCCATAGGAAAACAGGAGACACCCCATGGCCGTAGTTGCCCACCTCGTTGAACGGGCTGACGCCCCCGGCAAAAACTTCATCAATGGCATCCGTGCCGTCATTGTCGGAGTTGAGGCCACCACGTACACAAGCGGAGCCCTCATCCAGGCCCAGGCCGCTGCCCTCTGTCAGGGCGCTGGTCAGGACGTTCCTGATGACTACTTCGACACCAACCGGGCAATCGCCACGACCTGGGACGCGGATGAAGACATCACCATCTTCACCGGCTCCACCGTGGCCGAAACCATCGCCTGATAGGGCGGCACTGACAAGGAGAAGGCAGCATGGGAATCACCACACGCAAACTGAGCCTGGTGGGGGACCTTGACGGACAGTCAGTCACCCTCCGGGCGGGGGGCTCTGAGTATGAGTTTGTTGACGGCTCGCTGGAGGTCACAGGACCCTCGGCAGACGTGGACAGCCTGAGCAAGTACCTCTTGAGGTGCTGGCAGGCATACCCAGACCCCAGCAGGGAGCTGGATGAGGCCCGTGCTGCCCTCAAGGAGGCACCAGATGCTGCTCAAGCTGACAAAGATGAACCCCAAGCGGGGGATGGCGACCCGGGCGGGGCCGAAAACGATGCGGGCGGAGCTGGTGAACCGACACCCGAGCCCGACAGCTCCGATGAAGGCAACAGCGATGCTGAGCCCGAGCCCGGGGAAGCGGAACCAGGACGCGATGGTGAGGGGGACGGACAGAGCCCCATCACCAAGGCGCTGAGCCGCCTGGACCCGGAGAATGACGACCAGTGGACAGCTGAGGGGAAGCCCAAGATGTCCGCCATTGAGGACGCCTTGGGCCGGTCTGACGTGACCCGCGCCCAGGTGGACGCCGCCGCACCGGGCTTCGACCGGGAGGCAGCACGTGGCGCAGGGTAAGGTCATCCGCAAACAGGCCACCACGGCCACCGGCTCCTCTGTTGGGCCGGGGCGTGGTCGCCAGTCTGTGGAGGTCATCCTGCCCGAGGAGGGCAACCTGTCAATCCGGCGGGCAGAGAACGGGGTGATTGTCACCATCTGGGACAGCACCAAGGAGTACGACGACCCGGACCACGAGCGCACGATCATTGTGGACCGGGTTTCAGACATCACAATCAAGTGAAGGGAGAGACAAGATGAAGAGCGGCAAGATGATGGTGGCCCAGCGTGGAGCCCCGGGAGCCAACCAGCACATTGGCGCGGTGAAGCCCACCGTCCACTCGGGCAACTCCCAGTCCCCCCGCCCCTCCACCGGCACGCGCAAGCCTGCCGCACAGACAAAGCAGTCCTGAGATGGGCTACAGCAAAAAGAAGCCCAAGGGCAAGGGCGGCAAGGGGAAGTAACGCATCATGGCCTTTCTGGTTCAAGATGAGAATGGGACGGTCAGCGGGGCAAACGCCTACGCTGACCTGACCTATGTGCGTGAGTACCACGCTGACCGGGGGCTGGACCTGTCCGACCCCGGGACATCTGATGCTGCCCTCCAGGTGGCAATCGTCAAGGCCACTGACTTCCTCGACAAGCGCTGGGTGTTCCCCGGGGAGCGCCTCAACCGCGACCAGGACACAGAGCACCCCCGCCGGGACCTCTATGACCGCAGCGGATACCTCGTCACAGGCATACACCGCGCTGTCAAGCAGGCGGTGGCAGAGCTGGCGCAGAGGGCACTGACTCAGTCCCTCCTGTCCGACCCTACACGCGATGACTCAGGCCGCACCGTCCTCTCCAAGCGGGAGGAGGTGGGACCCTTCAAGGATGCTGTTGAGTATGCGGGCGGTGGTGGCTACACCTTCCCCGAGTACCCCGCAGTGGACCGGCTGCTCATCTCCGCCGGATTGGTCCGCACGGGCCTCACCGGGGTGAGGGCATAGCATGGCCCAGTACGACAAATCAATTGCGCTCGCCACGAGGCTGATTGCGAAGTTCGGGGCACCAGCCGTCCTCCGGCGCTTCACCGACGCTGCGCTGGCGGACCCGGACAAACCCTGGCGGCGCTCCAAGCCCTCAGACAACGACATTCCCGTCAGCGCTGTGTTCCTCAACTTCGGGGACATGGGCCGGGCCGGTGAGCAGTACATGTCCGGCACCGACATCCAGACCGGAGACAAGCTGGTGATCATCCCGGGCGAGGGCCTCAGCGAGGCTCCCCGCCTGCGTGACCGCCTGTACCGCGACGGCGCAGGACCGGATGACGAGGGTTGGGCCATCGTCCAGGTCCAGACCCTTGACCCCAACGGACAGCAGGTGCTACACCAGCTGCAGGTGCGCCACTGATGGCTACCACCACCCCCAACGCACGAGATGAGATGCTCACGCTGTTCCGGGACGCCTGGAACGCCGGGGCTGCCGCCGCTGCTGGCAGCGCAGAGCCTCCCCGCGTCATCTGGGACGCGACTGAGGAGGACCCAGACAACGGTCCCCGCTCCGACAAGCCCTGGGCCCGGGTGAACATCTCTCACAATCCCCCCGCCGGGGGCCAGCGAACATTCGGCAGCACAGGCAACCGGCGCTTCGCCCGGGCCGGTGTCTTGACCGTCCAGGTGTTCACGCCTATGAGCGTTGAACAGTCAGTGACAATGGCGGAGGCCCTTGCGGTCATCGCCCGGGACGCCTTTGAGGGCGTCAGCTCCCCGTCTGGCGTTTGGTTCAGATCGGTGGGCATTCAGGAGGTTGGGCCGGATGATCCGTGGTTCCAGCTTAACGTCGCAGCAGAGTTCAGCTATGATGAGCTCAAATAAGGAGGCACAAGATGGCCAACAAGATTGACAGCAACATCACGGGCCTCCGCTATGCGGAGGAGGTTCAGGGCTCTTTGGGCGTTCTGCCGGGCTCCCCCGTCTGGCATCCTCTGGAACCTAACAGCTATGGCGAGTTTGGGCCCCAGATCAGCACAACTGCCCGCGCACCCATTACCCCGTCCCGGCAGCGTAAGAAGGGCGTTGTCACGGACCTGGACGCCACAGCTGGCTTCCAGAATGACTTTGTTCAGGAGAGCCTGTATGACATGATGCAGGGCTTCATGTACGCTGACTGGCGTGAGAAGCCCAGCGCTGAGCCCACAGCGGTGACCGGGACGGCCTACACCGTCACGACGCCCCTGGGCTCCAGCTTCGCCTCTGGCGACCTTGTCTGGGCAGAGGGCTTCACGACCCCGGCGAACAACGGCCTGAAGGTCGCAACCGGCTCCACGGCCACCACCGTGGTTGTCTCTGGCCTCACGGCTGAGGCATCCCCCCCAGCCGGAGCCAAGGTCACCAAGGTAGGTGCCCAGGCATCCTCCGGCGATGTTGAGGTGGACGTCACAGGCACCGTTGTCTCCCTCACCTCGACAGCCCTGGACTTCACAGACCTCGGGGTCATCCCGGGTGAGTGGCTGTTCATCGGTGGTGATGCTGCCGCAACCCAGTTCGCTACGGCAGCCAACAACGGCTTCGCCCGCGTCCTCTCTGTTGCGGCCACGAGCCTCGTGCTTGACCGCCAGCCGGGGACCATGGTCACGGACGCTGGGACCGGCAAGACCATCCAGCTGTTTGTCGGCCACGCGATCAAAAACGAGAGCGACCCGGCCCTGATCAAGCAGCGCTCCTACCAGATGGAACGCAGCCTGGGCTCTGCGGGCTTTGAGTACATCAAAGGCTGCGTCGCCAACACCATGGAGATCAAGGTCAGCACGGCGGACAAGGTGATGGTGGACCTCGGGTTCATCGGCATTGACGCTGAGTACCGCACTGTTGCGGACGGGGCCAAGACCGGCTCCCGCCCGGATGTGCCGGACCAGGAGGCGTTCAACAGCTCCAGCGACTTCTCCCGGCTCCGCATGCTCAACGAGGACACGGCAGCCACGCTGTTCACCTACCTCACTGAGCTGACGGTGACGATCAACAACAACGTTACCCCCTCCAAGGCCATCGGGACCCTCGGGGCATTTGACGTCACTGCGGGGGACTTTGTGGCCGCCGGGTCCGTGACTGCCTACTTCACCAGCGTGGAGGCGATCCAGGCGGTGCGCGACAACGACGACATCTCACTGGACTTCGCCATGGTGAAGGAGAACGCCGGTTGGGTGTTCGACATCCCGTTCATCTCCATCGGTGACGGGCGGCCCAACGTGGAGAAGGACACTGAGATCAAGTTGCCTATCACCATGGAGGGCGCTGAGCACCCGACACTACACCACTCAATGCTGGCGGTCAGCTTCGCCTACCTTCCAACAGCCGCAGAATGACAAAGGAAATGAGAATGGCCGAAAAAGCGCCAACGACAGACATCAAGACCATGAAGGGCCCAGAGGCCCTCTTCAAGACCAGCTCCAAGCTGGAACAGGAGGGCATCTGGCTCGACTATGGCGACTTCAGGATCAAGATCACCCGGGCGGGGGCGACCAACAAGCGCTTCAAGAAGCTCATGGAGGATCGCATGAAGCCGCACCGCCGGGCGATGGCCAACGACACGATGTCCAACGACCTCGCTGAGCGCATCACGCGTGAGGTCTGGGCGGAGTGTATCGTGCTTGGCTGGGACAGCCCCCTGGGCCAGAACGTCATGCCCTACAAGGGCGCGGCCTTCCAGTTCAGCGTGGACGCCTGCAAGACGTTGTTCACCGACCTCCCGGACCTCTACATTGATGTGCGGGACCAGTCCATGAAGCTGGGTCTGTTCCTTGATGGCGATGAGGAGCTGGACACGGGAAACTGAGAGGGGTTCTGCGGTATGAGCTTGAGCACGGGCGCACTGAGAGGCGGGTTTTGGCGGCTTCCTACAAAAGGAACCAACCACCCCCTTCCTACATCGCAGATGCGCCCGAGCTGCTCCCGGGGCTGGACCTCTACATGGAGGCGTTCCGGGAGCTGAGCACCACGCGCCCCCATATCGGGATGAACGGCGCACCGGGACCGATACCTTGGAACCGGATCAATGAATGGGGAAGGGAGTTTGGGTTTGACGGCGAGGCCAGGGATTACCTGGTGGCAATGATCAGGGCTCTTGACGATGAGTACCTGGAATGGATGGGGAAAGACAGTGGCAAGCCCGGAACAGTTCAACCGGCGGATGGGACGCCTCGGGCTTGAGATAGCCCAGGCCGCAGACCGCACCGTGAGGATGGCAGCGCTGGCTGCTGACCAGGCC